AGGTCTGAGAGGATGCCTCGGATTTTGTCGGTCATTCCTCCACCTCGATCACTTTGTCTTCAGACGGTACGCGCTGGCAGGATAGGTAGTTGCAGTCTTCGGTACGCAAGAGCAGCCTTGTCCCGTCGAACCACGCAAGCAACTTGACCTGCTTTTTTGGCTTCGGTTTGTCGCGGATTTCGTAATCTTCTGGTGGGCGCTCCCAAGCCCAGAATCCTTCGTTTGAGTCATACCAGTCTTCATGCACCTTTAGTTTTATTTGCTTCGTCGGGTCCGCCGCAGCGGCCTTCAGTTCTGCGTAGGGGTCAACGGTCTGCTTGATGCGGTAATCCTCATCCACGTCCCATGATGGCATGAGAACACGGTGCCAGTTACCACCTGCACCTAGCCATTCAATCTCTGCGCCGTCAGCCCAGGCGTGGATAAGGTCTGCGTGTCTGTGTTTCATCTCCATCTCCTTGAATTAGTGCCGGTTACGATACTTCGAAAGAGAGTGCCGCCCTTTACGGGCCTTCGGCAGCTTGCGATACCGCTCTCCGATCAAGCTGTAAAACATTGGAAATACGTGGTTACGCGTCAAAAGTGACGTGTCTCATGCGTTAGGCATCAACGGTGCGGTAGTTCGAGTATCCGCCCATCTCTGCCCGCGTCTTTAGCTCGTCTAGCATCTCTGCGGTTGTGGCATTCCCAAGCCACGGCTGCGACCAAATTTCGTCAAGTATTTCAGCGAACACCTCCGCCAAGTCCGGGTCCATCTCCTTGTGTGATGTTGCTTCTTTGCACCACGCCTGCGCCGCTTTTCCTCTTGCCAGTTCGGTTGCCATTCCCATCTCCTTCGGTTGTCTGCCTAACATTTGCGTCAACGCGGACGCTCCGCTTCGCTACGCGCCGGTTACGCCAGCGTTAGAACCTAGCGAAACTGTCTTGCGCCTTCGTCCATTTCTCACGTTCCGCCCGCGCGGCTTTGTCGCCTTCTTCCTTGCAACTTGCGATGCGCGCTTTCCAGACATCCATGCGCGTCAGCGTGTCGCTTTCTGCGTCGTAGTGGTAATCCGCGCCGTTGAACTTTATGCCGCCGTAATGGCGCGCAATGCTCAACTGCGTCTGGCTCACGTTGTAAAAGCGTTCAGGTCTGTTCATGGCTCATCCAGTTATAACTATCGCTTCCAGCCGATTCGCCTCCGCTGCGCTCCGGCTCTCGGCTGAAGCTGGCGTTAGGCGTAGTCACCCATAGCCCCGTCGATTGCATCTCGTAACGTCCCTCTGTACACATCAACAGTGGTCGCCCCGGCTTTTCTGAGAATTGCCACTTCATAGCCAGTTCCAAGCAGGGATTTGGCAATTTGCACTTGCCCCTTGCTGGCTTTTTCTTCCAGCCAATCCAGGCGGTGTTGATCGCATTCATCTTCCATTTCAATCTCCTCTGGTGGGCCGCGAAGCATCCCTGCATCAACCTCTCCTGTTGAGGTGAGCGGCCCGTTGATCGTTACCGCAGCGTGACCTTCATGGTCTTCTGCCCGACTGTCTTGCTCGGGATGTAGATACACATCTGTCCGGTCGTGCTGTCGATGGTCTGTGTGACCTTGCCGCCCTGGACTTCGGGGCAGTGGTAGGGTTGGTGCGAGTTGACACCGAAAGCGTAGCCCACCACGAAGAAACATGCCGCTACTAAGGTAATCACGAGTCTTGCTAGGTTAGCGGTGCTCATGGCTTGCACCTGTAGACGTTTTGTTTTGTAAATCCGCAGTCCAGCCAGCCTTGAGGTGGTGCGGGCTGGGGCGGGGCGGACATGAAGAGGGTGAGGATCAGTGTCACGCTGAGTATCCTTTCTTCCAGTTGCTGAACTCACGCGTGAGGATGGCTCGCATGGCACTGTTCTCTGCGCTCAGGTGGTCGTTCTTCAGACTCAGAGTGTCTACCCTGGCCTGCATTCCGCGCAGGTAGCTGATGATTTCCCGTGAGACGCGAGTGCGCTCCTCAATCTCTAGCTGCAGCCTCTCCAGCTCGTCAATCATTTTTAACCTCCGTACTTTTTGACCAGATCTTTGACGATCTGATCGTCGTTGTCCTGGATGTCAATGTTGTTGATGCCGCTGCACAGTACAAGCCAGATCATCAGCAGTGCTGCTATGCCAAGAATTATGTAGACAATGTTCAGGATCATCACCCGTTCTCCCATTTAGAGTCCTTGTACTGCTGCCACGCTGTGTCAATCTGATCTGCGATGGCTTCAGTGAAGCGCTCGTGAGCTGCTTCTGATGCGTCAGTGTCTGATAGACCCTCGTCCTTGAGCTCGTCGAAGAATCCTTGGTACAAGTGTTTGTAATCAGTCATTTCACTCTCCTATGCTCTTTAGGAATCCGTTAATACGCTGCTCTGTGTACTTGTTGTCTGATTTTTTCCGTTTGTCGTTAGTGTGCTGCGCCTGCTTAATTTTTGAGCACTCAGTATGGTCAAACCAGCGGCCTCTGGACTTACCACAAACTTCGCATATTACTAAGTGAGTGTGCATATCACGCTACGCTCCTGAGCTTGGGCTGCTTGGACGCTACGATCTCAGCCTTGGCATCTGCGTACCATGCAGGGTCTGTGCCCGCTGACCAGTTGATCTTCATGCCACGGAATGTGGCAGACCCTCTGTTTACCGGTACGATCTTGATGTTGTGATGGTTGCAGAACCTCGAGAACTTGGCTGGGCTGGTGGGTATGTCACCCACTGTGTGTGCAAAGATCAGCTGCAGCTCCTCTCTGCTGAGCGATGCCCAGTCATTCATCAGGATGTTGTGCATCAGCTCCTTGTACATCTGAGCTGTGATCATCGTCTTGCCCTGCGCCTGGTTAATATCCACGATGTAAGAGTGCAGCTCCTCCAGATCACCATCAATGATGTTCTTGCTGATCTTGTCGATAGACGTCAGCGAGGCATCCTTGATGTCGCGACGTGCCGTATTCTCCAGCACGCGGCGCGCTTTGGCTTCGTTGAGCGGGTACTGCTGGAGAAACTGAGTGAAACTCTCGAGCTCAGCTGGAATCAGCTCATCTACCTCTTCGTCAGACAGCTTGATAGGGGTGGTCTGGAAGAGACCTACGTTGTACCGCCTGTCAGTGCCCTCGATGGTGACCTGCTTGTTGCTGTTGGAGCACAGCACGTAGTTGTTGAAGTTATTCACCAAGTACCCAGCTGCGCGCATTTTTCGGATGGTGAGCATGGGCTCAGTGATCATTGTCTTGAGCGTGGCTAGTATTTTTGAACCATGCTCGAGGTCTTCGATGCTCATCTCGTCGATGAATGTCAACAGTGAGTTCTCCATGCGTTCGTTGAAGCGGTCTTCCAACTGATTCATCTCAAGGTACGCTGTGTTCTGCTCACCTAGCAGTGGCCGCAGTATGCGGTGGATCAGTGTGCCCTTGCCTGTGCCGTGCACACCTTGGAAGAGCCACGCTGTCTGAGTGCGGTTCTTTTTCTGGATGATGAACGCTAGCCAGTTGATGAAGTGCTCGTATGTAACCTGATCAGATCCTACTACTGACCAGATGACTTTCTTGATCGTAGAGAAGTCACCAGGAGGTGTTTTACGCGCCTTAGCCGCTTTCATGTAGGGTGACTCAGTGTAGAGGTTGATCTTGCGCTGTGCGACGTCCAGAGGGGCTAGCTGAGGGTCAAACACGAGGTCCCAGATTGGGATGATGTCCGGGGCTGGTTGTCCATACTGAGTCATGAAATCAGCCAGCATTTTCTCGCTTGTGGCACGTGCGAGGTTCCATGTCTGAGTAGCTTGGTTGTAAATGCCGTTGTAGTAGAGAGATGACTTCATGTCACGAAACACGAAGTACAGATTCTGAGTGGCACCTGCTATCGCCGTCAAGGGCGATTGAATCGCCGCCTTCTTGAGAGCAGCCGCGTGCGCCTTGGCTATGACGAAATACTCAGGTGCTATCTCGCTGAGCTTGTACACCGGCTCTGACTTAAAGTTGTAGAGGTAGGTCGGGTTGTCTTCAGGGTGGTAATACGCGAAGGAATCACCTCCGTTGAGGTTGAGGTATGCGAATCCTCGCTCGAGCTTGGTATCAGTGACGATGCCTTTGTCTGGCTTGGACATGAACTGAACACCAGATTCTGTATCGGTGCGATACACAAACTTCTTGCGTGTCTCAAGGCCTGAGGCCACACGCAGCTCGTTGATACGCTGCTCTACCTGTGTCTTGAGCGCTTCAGGTGGGAGTAGAGCTGTTACGAAGAATGTCGCGTAGCGCTTGGTGCGCTTGACCAGCAGGATTCTGGTGGAGAGTGTGTCAAGTGAGGGTGGTGTGCACTCAGGAGGTGCGATGTAAATCAGCTTGTCATTCTGCGCTACGGTTGGGTCGAGGATGTAACTAAGCGCCATCTGGCTCTTGGTCAGGCCCAAGCTCAGCTTCAATGCTTCGATCTGCACGTTCAGTTGAGCAAACATGTGCTTCAACAGCGCCGGATTCACTGGCGAGTCGAATAAGATGAAGACATGCGCCTTGGTTTTGTCGCTCTGGCCCATTATGCCGTGAGAGGCTGAGTACTGAATGACGTAATCCACCCCTTCAAAGCCAGGAAACATGTCTAGAATCGACTCAATTGATACACCCTTGGGTAACCCATCAAAGTCGAGGCAAGCCCAGCTAGTGGTTGTCAGAGGCGTTGTGGTTCCTGCACGTGATTCCTTAACTAGCGGTCTGGTCAATACACCCTTGAGCAGGCAATGGCCTTGAACTGCATGTGCGTTGATCTGTGTGTACAGATCTTCAATGGTGTTGATCTTCTCGAGGTAGCTCGTGAACTCATACGCGTTGGGGTAGCTGGTCTTACTTGAGATGGTGAAGCGCTTTGTGAGGCGCATATCAGCGCCGAGGAAGTACATGTCCATACGTGTAACCCCGTAGTTTTTTGAGGGGAGGGAGGGTAGCACAGAGCGGTTATTACAGAAATACGCTTTTTCGGGGGGGCCTATTCCAGGCTAGGAATGACATGTATATGTTTTATGTATATATATACTTCTACTTATTAGTATAAATAAGAAAATAGTGTAAAAGTGTAAAGAGAGGGTGGGAACCTAGGTAGGGTCTGGGTTGGTGGGTTTTCAGAAACGTCCACAGAATGGTGTTTTTAAGTGTCAGTGTGGAGATTTTTCCATGAATCTTTACAGATTTACACAATTTACACTTATTTTGAACTTAATTTAAAACCGAAACGCTGTTTTTGAAGTGTTTTTGCCTATTTTTTAAGCAGTTGTTCAACGATTGAGTAGTACATACGTACTATAAAATTAGTACATATGTACTAGGTTTACACATTTACGCTTTCTCAAAATTGATTTGGATTTTCAACTTTTTTTATTTAACCTATTTTATAGTACAGATGTACTATGAAGATGTGCGCATATCTAGTACATAAGTACTATAGTCATACATTATTGGTGGCCTCGTGTGGACTTCTCTGAGGCCGGAGAGAGGAGATTAGTCAGCCCACTCAACTTGCTCCTTTGTTTGATACCAGAGCTTCATCACTCTGAGCATGGCAGATGCTCCGAGTGCGCCCATTGTGGCCATGGCCATCCCTGAGAATGTGCCCCAGTGCATCCAGAATAGCAGCACTGTCATGAGCGTGTCGGGGATGAGCATATGGTTTAGCAGCCATATGCGCAGTCGGTACGGTAGGTTGCCCATCAGGATGAGCAGACCTACTGCAGCGATCAGGCCCATGCCCGCCAGTCCGACGAGCATGTCCATGATCAGGCGTACTTATCGGCCAGGACGAAGTTGTCGAATGCTTCGTCGATTACGGCTTTGCCGTAACTGGTGCGCATCTCGTCAACCTGCTCCTTGAGGCGTGCGTACGCTTGGCACAGCGCCTCGTGTTCCGCTCCGCTGTTGTCTGCAGCGTTGCGGATGTTCCGTTTCGCATACAGCTTTTTGCGAGCGATGCTCTTGGTGATCACCAGCATCAAGTCCTTGAGGATCTTGAACTGGTTGAGCGTAGGTAGATCATGCCACGCATCCTCGAAGGTGCATTTGTCACCTTGTTGGACCATCTCCATGATCTTCGGAGCGTTTTCACGCAGTGTGTTCGTGCTGCGCTCCTTGTCCTGAACGACCACCGCTTTCTCCAGCTCCGAGATGAGCTCTGTGTCGAGGCCGTACTGCTCTTCCTCGGTGGTGAGGAACTCATCAGTAGCTTCGATAAGCTCATTGGTGTTGTTCATCGGAGCTGACTCAAGCAGGAACTTGATAGCTCCGTTGATACCGGTGAACGGGTACCGCTCGTACATCGCCTTATCTGCGATGGCCAGTCGTATCAGGTGCTTGTATCCGCCGAATACGCTGGGCTTGATTTTCTCAGGTTCTCTGAATCCCACTTCTTCGGTGTGGTCATGATAGTCAGACTTGTCATTGAGGTAGTCTTCAATGTCGCTGACGTTCTGGCCGTCGATGAAGTCGATCTCGGCCTTGTTTTCGTCCAGCGTGGTCTTCTTCGTGAGCTGGCTATTGCCGTAGCCCACGCATGTGAAGGCCATGGCGCTGATCAGCCGGTTCAGACAGAACCGGTAGGTGATCTGGTCAATGCCTTTGATCAACCCTTGCGGGTTGTCGGCCTTGATGATGCGGTCTTTTTCCTTGCGGAAGTTGGTCAGTTCGAGGATGTTGCCGTCAATGTTATCTGCTGACATGATTAGTTACCTCCTTCGGTTGCGGTTTGGATATCCAATCCTTTGGATTTCATGTACTCGACTACGAGGTCGTAGCCTTTTTGGCGGGATGCGTCTCGTACGCCGTCTTCCAGCGTACCAGCGACAACACCAACCTTGCGGTTGAGGCTGTCAACAACGTCCGCGAACTTGCGTTCGATGATGCCCATGCCCGTAGCAGGTGCTTGGGCTTGGATTTCGTGGTGGTTACGTGCATGTCTGATGATCGCCATGATTGGCTCCTTAGTGAGTGGTAAACAGAATTTCGTACATCTCATTACGCTCTTCGTCGTCTTCGACGGCTTCCATAGCTAGCATGATGTCCAGCGGATCAGCACAACTTATTGGAATCTCACGGTTCCAAGAGTCTGTAACGGACATGTTTTCCAGCAGATTTCCATAGATAGTGGTCATTTTTCGAATCTCCATTCGGTTTGGTTAAAGTACGGGCACTGCAACGTCAAACATGGTTACAACATGGGTCCAGCCACCGACCCAGGTTTGATCCCATCCAGCTTCTTTGTACTTATCAGCCCAATACTGAGCTGTTTTTGCACAGTCACACGGAATGCACGTGTGTTGGGATTTGTCTCCCAGCCATCCAGTGGCTGTCATCATCACAACTACATTACTCATCACAATCTCCTTTACACACAACTACAAAACTCACATCTCTCATACACAGAGACGTGATTTCCACCATCTCCAACTTACGCCGTAGCTGCGCAGCTTCGTGCTCAGCAGCTAAGGCACGGCATAGGAGTCGGTTGTTCTCTTTCTCAAGCTCCAGAAGCGCGTAGCGCGCTTCCAAAGACAGACTACGAGCGAGGGGAACAGGCATGCTAGACCTCGACTAGACTACTTAACTGAACATCAGAGTACGAAGCTCTGACGCGTTAAGCTTCTTGGTCGCAGCCTTCCTAGCCTGCAGCTCTATATACCTCTCATTAGCAGCCGCCTGCTCAAGCTCGTCGAGCTTGGGCATGAGATCGAAGAACTCAGTCTCCCCATCCTTGGAAAGCTTGACCTTAAGGCAAAACTCATAGGTCAGATCCTGACCATTATCCTTATGCCACGTCATAGTCATGACGCCGTCATGCCGGTTCTCATCCTGCTGAGGGAACAAGGTGACAGTGGCGTTGCCACGAACCTTCTTACCAGTCTCAACATCGAGACTAAACACGTTCTTATCAGAACTAATGTGCTTCAAATACAGCTTCGAAGTACCACTTTTAAGCGGAACTTCAATGAAGCCACTGAGCTCAACTTCGTCAAACACGAGGTTGGAAAACAACTTGCCAAAGTAATTGTGTTTCATTTCAATCTCCTAAAAAGAACAACAAAAAAGCCGAGACTAGCTCGGCTTCGACTTTGAGCCACATGGCTCCCTACTACATATCCAGAACCAACAGGCCAAACAGCCTGCACCCACGTACGGCAACAATGCCAACGCGGTAATGCTCAAACCTAGGCCACCAAGGGACCCAGTGCAACGTAGCCCACAGTACAAAATACAGCGTACGAGACTTAATCAGCATCATGACCTCCACTGATCAATAGGAATGTAACAACGGGGCATTGCCCCAGCAGGCGCAAACCCATTCCACAGAACGGGGTAATACCACCAATCGATGAAAGTAACAGTCATTTTGAATCTCCATTCAAATTGGGCGACATTGCCCCTAGAGCTGCCTGTCACGCAGCTCTCAGTGCCCTATCGCGGCTTAACTCACGCGCATGTGACGTTTTTCGTCACCTAATGTGACGTTTTTCGTCACATTGCTACGAGGCCATGCCATAAATGGCCCAAAACCCAGCGCCAGCCAGCTGCACCAAGGCAGCTGTGGTATCACCAGCGATACCGAAAGCCATGGCAGCACCGAAGTGCGCCAAAGCCAGCGTTGTTACAGCAACTACTTTCAATGTGTTCATACAATCTCCTAGTGCTAAAAACCCAGTTACCTGGGAACCATCCTTGCGGGGCAAGGATCTGAGTACTGTGTACCTAGGTGCACAGTACTCAGCCCCCTGCGGGGCTGAGCTACTACTTACTTGCTCTTCGCGAGCAGGTAAGCGGTCACGCGGTCGTATGCCGCCTGACCGGTTTGGTCCCTAACGTCCCAGACGCCCTTAACAAAGGACGCTTGCTCCAGGACCTTGGAGATCGTGGTTGCAGTGGCACGCTCAACGATGTTGAGCGTGGTGGCAGTGGTGGTGTTATTACGTGCGTGGTGACGAATAATGGCCATGGTAAATCTCCTGTGTACGTGGGTACGCCGTACGTGCGCTGATCCAAAATGGATCGAGATCCCGAACTCGAATCCGAACCGGGGTGGGTCGGATGCGAAGAGGGGAGGGGGTGTCGTAGCTCCACAAAGACAAAGTTTTCAAAGTTTTTTGTTTCCTAGCTCAGAGATACTTAAGTTCTTGGTTTCCAAGATCGAAGTCCGAAATTTTTTCTCAAAATTTTTGGTGTATGATGAGGGGACTGATTACGAGGTCTGAAATGGCGAAGCGGAATTACGTCCCGAACGACGGTACACGCGAGCTGAGTCCCCAGCAGAAGAAGTTTGTCGCTGCACGGGCAAAAGGCATGGCTCCACCAGAGGCTGCAGAAGCAGCCGGCTACGCATATGCGAAAGTGGCCGGGTATGAGTACGCTCGTAAGCCAAACATCATCGCTGCGGTCCAGAAAGAATTCAAAAGGGCCGAAAGAGTGTCTGACATGAGCAAGAAGAAGGTCATGGATGGCATGCTTGAGGCGATTGAGCACGCGAAATTGATGTCTGAGCCCATGACGCAGATCGCCGGGTGGCGAGAAGTGGCGAAAATGTGCGGTTATTACGAGCCCACCAAGGTGCAGCTCGATGTTTCTGTCTCAGCGAAGCGGTTGTTTAGCAAGTTTGAGACGATGAGCGACGAGGAGCTGCTCAGATTGGCAGAGACTGAGATTATTGAGGTGGAAGACTTCGAGGTTATAAGTGACGGCACCCAGGAGTAGCTCGAAAGAGGTAGCGTTCAACAAAGAATTAGCTGCGCGGGTACTCGCACGCCGCAATTTGCTGTTTTTTACCAAAAAATTTCATCCGAGTTATGACGCCGGGTGGGTGCACGAGGACATTTGTCGTCGCTTGGAACAGTTTTCGAGGGATGTTACGGACAAGAAGGCTCCGCGACTGATGCTGCTCGTTCCGCCACGGCATGGAAAATCTGAGTTGGCGAGTATCAGGTTTCCGGCATGGCACCTCGGGCATCATCCGAGTCATGAGGTGATTAATTGCGGGTACAACACCGACTTGCCGATGAAATTCAGCCGGAAAGTGCGCGAAATGATGC